TTGGTTTATTTCCATATTTATCTTTTAAGTTAAGTTGATAAAAAGTTGTATTATTTGGATATACTGAAGCATCAAAAGTATAAAAAGTATCATCACCACTAAAACTAGGTATTGTAAGATAATAATTCTCTAAATCTTTAACAGCGTTGTAAAAATTTACATTATTAGTACTTAGTGTCCCAAATAAATTTGGATAATTATCATCTGATATATGATGATTGAAAACATAAGAATTGTAAAGTGATAAATAAGTATTCTCTAATTTAATTGTTGTATCACCCGATTTGTCCGTAATCGTTATGTCACCAAAATAATCAACTACTATCCTAGACTCTGATATTAAATTTGTTGTACCTCCACTCACATCTGTTGATACCGCTGTTAATCTAACGTACTTATCCTTATAAGTTGATAATAATAATAATGAAGTATTATTTTCTCCACTAATATCACTAAAAGAAGAATTGTCGTCAGAAATTTGCCATTGATATGTAAAAGTCAAATTTCCATCAGAATCACTAATATCTGAAGTTATAGCATTAATAGTTTGATTAATAATAACGTTATCACTAAAATATAAAACTCCAGTTGCTTCGTTATCTGAACCACCCATTATGCTAAAATCTATATTTAATCTATTGTTATCAATTCTAAAAATTAGATTCTTTTTTCCACAGATTAAATTGTTTTTCTTTTTCTTTACAAAATAATTCATATAGTATATATATTATTTTTGTAAAATATTGGTAAAATTTATATATTATTCTGATTCATATCCATCCTCGATTATTAAATCAAAAATATTATCGTTATCTAAAGATATTTCGTCAAATATCTCGTTTATTAAATCATCTACTCCACCGTCATTTAAAAAAATATTACTCCTCTTATCTAACACACTAACATAATTATCAATATTATCATCAACTAATACATCATTATTTATTTTAATATTTTTAATATATGATCTTAAATCATCATATGATTCTGCAATATAATTTACGTAAGCAGAAGGCCATACTTTATCATTAAATTCATACCAATCTTTGAATGATGTCCAAAATTTATAATCATATAATATAATAATTTTATCATCCATCTCATTTTCTCTTATAATATTAATTATGTTTAAAAAACTTACTATACTTCTCTCATCTGGTAAAAATAATAAAATTTTATTATTCTTACAAATATCTAATTCATTACTATTATCACCGTTATACATTCCTAACTTTAATAAATCATCATTTAGACCTATACCAAAATAAATAATATTCATATTAATTATTATATTTTTATAAATTTATGGTGTAAAATTAGTTCTAATTATAATAAATTTTATATTTTCTAACTCTTTTACCACCTAATTGTATATTTGGCATAAGTTCTCTTACTAATCCATCTATTGTTCTTTCACCATTGTATTCATATTTAAATCCATTTTTCTCAATCATAATAGTTGGAAATGCTCCAATTTTATCTTTTTTAATTACATCAGGGTTTGTTCCTTCTTCATAATCTTTATATTGAACATTATTTTTATCAAAATAAGGTTTTAGAGAATCCCAAACAGGTTTAAATGTTTTACAATGTCCACACCAATCTGCATAATACAAAGTTATTTTAGTCATTATATAAGAAAACATATAAAATTGAAAATAGATAACTTTTCAATAATAGTAATTAATTATTAAAATGAATTTACTACTTTTTGAAATAGGTAATTTACGAGTAAATGATAATTATTTATTAAAAGAAATTAACAGAAATGATAATAATAACATTTATGTTTTTATTTGGGATTCTATATGGGAAGAGAAAAGTAACAATTTCATAAATATGGGATCATTTAAAAAAAAGTTTTTAAAAGAATCAGTTATTAATTTAAAAGAAAATTTACAAAAAATAAATTTATATCTAAATGTATTTTATGGAAATAAATTTAATATATTAAATGATATTATCAAAAATAATAATATTAAAAACCTTTACAAAAATAAACCAGTCACAGATTATGACAAAACATTAGATGCTCAATTATCTACAACTGTTAACTTAATTTACCCTAACTTAAATAATAATTATCTTTCAAATAATATTTTTAATACTATCTCTAATAATAAATCTATTATTCTACAAAATAATATTAATGATATTGATATACCTAAATGTTCTAATAATATATTAGGAGGAGAAACATCCGCAACATTTTATCTTAAAAATTATATTAAAAAAAATATTTATAAAAAAAATAATATTAATTTCTATTTTTTAATTAATAATTGGTTATCTTTTGGATGTATTACAAATAAAATTGTATACAAACATATTAATTATTTACAAAATAAAAATAAAAATATTACTAATTTAATTAAAGATATTATACAAAAAGAATATTATATTATTAACTTTGATAAAATTACATTTAATTTTCATAATAATAATCAATTAAATGGTTCAGTTAATACTATTAATAAATTATTTAATTCACAAACAGGTTATCCTTTAATAGATGCGATAATTAAAGAAATTAATACAACTGGTCGCACTCATATTAAAAATAAATTTATAATAGCATCATTTATTTTAAATGATTTAAATTTAAATTGGAAAATTGGATTTGACTATTTTAATTCTTTGTTAACTGATATTAATTATCAATTAAATTTACAAATTTGGGATTATATTATTAATAAAAAAATATATTATAATCCTATAAAGCAATTTATTGAATTAGATAAAAATTGTGTTTATGTAAAAAAATGGATAAAAGAATTGTCTAATTTCACAAAAGATCAAATTCATAATAATGACATAAGTTATTTTAATCCTATAATACAAATAATTTATACCAAATCAAACTAACTATAACATTAATCATATATAAATTTAAACTATTTTTACTAATATATCTAACTAAACAATTTAAATTAATTTTTAAATCAATATTATTACTTTTTATATAATCTCCTAATATTATACCAATACAATATAAAGGTATCCATTCTAAAATTTGAAAAGTATCTAACGGAATTAAATTTTCTATTCTTCCTGAAAATATTAAATACAAAATATTATCAGTTCTTTTATTTTTCATAAAATTATTTAATATAATTGATGATATTAATACTAATATCACTTTTTTATAATTATCATCTAATAATAAAGAACTTAAGCCAATAAAATGTAAAACACCAAAAAATATTGTTTCTTCTTTATTTAACAATAAATTTGATATTATTGATATTAATAAACCGTAAAAAAATATTTTTTTACTTTTTTTATTATCCTTTCTATAGTTTATACTAATACCGGATAATAAAATAAATAAAGTTCTACTTATTATACCAGATAATTCTACATTATCTGATAATATTTTAGTTTTACTAGTAAAATAAAATAAATGATGAATAGTCATCAATATAAATGCTATAAATCTTAATAAATCAATTAAATTATTTCTCATTTATATTATTATTTAATAAAAAATTATTATATAATTCTAATAATTTTTTTGAATTTATTAAACTAAAATTATTATTAACATATTTTAATAAATTTAGAAAATGACAAATAAATAATTTATTTGATTTTTCAATATCTATATTATCCATTAGTAATATACCATTTCTTTTATCCATTAAAGAATTTTTTATTTGGAAATTAATATCTAAATCTTGTTTTAATACTTTTAATACATTACCTAAATCTTTATTTTTTAAAATTATTTCAAAGTAAAAACTTTTCTTTTTTAATGGAATATATAAGCAACAATATTTTTTTTTATCAATATTCATATTTACTTTAAGATTTTTTATTTATTATATCTAAAATATCTTTCTCTTTTATATTTTTTAATACATACTTTTTAGGGATTGATACAAATTCTAACTTTTTTCCTTTTTTATATGATATATATGGACCATACTTCCCTTCTCTTATACTATATATTTTATCTTTTATAATAAATTCTCCTAATATATCTTTATTCTTCTCCTTAATAATCTTTTCGACATCTTTCAAACTAATATTATCACTCTTCACTGGATAATTTTTATTATCATAAATAATATATAAACCAAACTTTCCATTATTCAGTAATACATCCTTTCCATTTAAATTACCTATTTTCTTTGGAAATTTTAATAAATCTAATGCCTCATTCAAAGTAATCTTATCTAATTTTAATGGCCTTTTAACTGAAGCATACTTCACATCATGACCATTCACTAATTTTACTACTGGTCCATACTTTGTAACAGATTTATATACTTTATTTCCATCAAAATCTTCTCCTAATAATTCATCATTACTCATTTTACTACCACCCTCTTTCAACAATCTTTCAACTTTCGGATTTAAATCATCATAAAACTTTCTTAACACATTCACCCAATTTAACTTAGCATCCACTATCTTATCCAAATCATCCTCTAACTTCGCTGTGAATTTATAATCCATTATATTATTAAAATTACTCTCCAAATAAATATTCACTGTTCTACCTATATCCGTCGGAACTAACTTCTGTTTCTCCTTACCTAACACTAATTCTTCCTCCTTCCACTTTTTACTTTTACCATTCTTCATCTCTAATTTACTAATTTTAACCTTCTCTCCTTCTATATCAACCTTCTCTACATAATTTCTCTCTTGAATTTTACTTATTATACTAGCATACGTTGATGGCCTTCCAATACCTAGTTCTTCTAATTTCTTTACCAATGTTGCCTCATTATATCGACCAATTCCTTTTGTAAATTCTTCCTTAGCTAACATCTCATCATATTCTAGTTTATCCTTCTCCTTAAAATTAATATTACACTTACTTAACTCCTCACTCTCCATATTATATACTTTCAAAAATCCTTCAAACTTAATACTCTCATTTGTTGATAAAAAATAATACGGTAATAAATTATTATGCATAATCTCCACATAAATACTATTAACACTTATCTCAGCTGATGACATCTGACTGGCTATCGTTCTTTTCCAAATTAACGAATATAACTTTTTCTCCTCCGCACTACCATCTACACTATCTTTATCTAACTTAGTTGGCCTAATTGCTTCATGTGCTTCTTGTGCATTCTTCGACTTCGAATTATATGTACGCTTACAATAATACTTACTACCAAATTTACTTTTAACATACTTCTCACAACTTTTTAACGCTTCTTCTGATAAATTCGTACTATCAGTTCTCATATAAGTAATATGTCCTGCTTCGTATAATTTTTGAGCTATATTCATAGTACTTTTAATTGTAAAATTAAATTTTTTACTAGCTTCTTGTTGTAATGTAGAAGTTATAAAAGGAGGTTGAGGATTTCTCTTACTAATTTTATTTTCAATAAGTTTTACTTGATAATTAGATTTATCTAAAACAGTCATTAATTTTTCTACCTTAGACTTATCATTTAATTTTAATAAATAACCTTTACTTTTTTTTGACTTGTCCATCTCATATAATACTCCGCTTAATTTATTATTTTTGTCATCTAATGAATGAAATACACCACTTATCTTAAAATAAGATTCTTTTTCTAAATTTAATATACTATCCTCTTTTTCTATAATTAATTTTACTACAACTGATTGTACTCTCCCAGCTGATAATTTGTTCATAACGTTTTTCCATAATAATGGTGATAACTTAAATCCAACTATTCTGTCTAAAAAACGCCTTGTCTCTTGTGCTCTAACTAAATTGTAATTTATCTTTCCCGGATTTCTTATTGCTTTCTCTAATGCATCTTTTGTTATTTCATTAAATACAATCCGCTTTGGATCTTTTAACTTTAATATTTCAGCTAAACTAGCTGCAATCGCTTCCCCTTCTCTATCTTCATCCGCTGCTAATATTACTTCACTACATTTCTTTACACAATTTTTTAAATCACTAACTACTTGTTTTTTATCTTTACTAACAACATAAGTTGGTTTAAAATTATTATTAACATCAATTGATAATTTTGAATGTTCTAAATCACGAATATGACCAACAGATGCCTTAACTAAATAATCCTTACCTAAAATAGCATTAATTTTCTTAATCTTACCTGGTGATTCTACTATTACTAAAGTTTGATTTACCATTTTATATAAAATTACTCTTTTATCTTTATATAAAATTAAATCAATTTTATTTGAAAAAAATTGAAAAATAAAAAATATATCAATTCCATTATATAAGTTAAGTAACCTAAAAATTAAAACAAAACAAAACAAATCAATAAACCAACAAGCCATAAAGGTTATTCCTACAAACAAGTTTAAAAAATGGTAGAAATTTATTTTAAGGATGATACTAGTTTTAATCTATTAAGAGAATATCAATTAACAAGATATTATGAATGGAAAGAAACAAATTTAGAAAAAAAAACATACCATTTTTCTGGTGGTAATGTTACTTTTTATAAAAAAGGTCAATCCTGTTTCATTAAAACTACAAATTTTGGACCTTTTCGACTTTACAAATATATCCCTGGATCAACAGGATGTTATAGTGAAGTTGATAAAGACCATTTTTGTTCTAAAAATCGAGTATTTTAACCATTTTTTTTAACATAAATTTTTAAAAAGTTTCTATTAATTAGAATATTTTTGATTAATTTTTTGTAAATTTTTATATATTATTAATCGTATCTAAAATATGATAATTAAATTATTTTATTTAACCATATGATACCATTTATTTAGAGTATCTATCATATTTTTAGTAGCCTTCTTACTTACCTTTCCTACCACAACTACATTAATATTATTATTTCTAAATATATGCTTGATCCCCTTATTAACTTTTTTTTTATCAACATTATCTAATTTTTTTTTATAATCTAATTTCCCTCCTTTCATTACACTATGCAAATAATTTATTAAATCACCTGACTGATTATCTAACAAATTCTTTTTATTCTTTATCGATTTTTTAATATTAGTAATATCACCCTGCTTAACACCACAATTCCTTAACTTATATAACTCCTCTAATATCTTTTCTAATGCAAAATCACACCTCTTCTCATCTACCGCACTTTTTATGTAAAATAAACTGTTATCTTCTAACTCCTCATTATCGCTTTGACAACCATATGCTAATCCATATTTAGTTCTTAATATATTTAATAATACAGAACCAATTCCAGAAGTTAAAATATTACTTATTATTAAAGATTCTGTATTATATTCTTCTTTATTATTATAACCATTATGAACAAAACTAATTAATATATTAACTTGCCCATTACCATCAGAATTAGTAATATTTAATCTTGGTTTATCTTGTGTAGATACTATTTGTTCTCTAATATTAGGATTATTACATTCAAATTTTATTTTTTTATTAATCATATTAATAACTTTTTTTTCATCAACATCACCTATTGTCATAAAAATTGTGTTACTCGGGCAATAATACTTATTTCTAAAATTAACCAAGTCTTTTCTAGTAAAATTCTTAATATTCTTTTTAGTCCCAATAATTGGTAATTCTAATGAAGTACCCTTAAATAACTCTTCACTTAATGTATTAAATATAATATCTGTTATATCATACATAGTTAAATTATACTCTTCCAATATAACACCCCTCTCCTTATTAATATCCTTCTGATATAAATTTGCTCCCTGATATAAATCTAATATTATATCTATTAACTTATATCTATCATCATTATCTCCATGCAACTCATACGCTGTAAAATCAATTGTTGTTAATGCATTGTAAATTGTACCTAAATTATCTAATTCATTCAATAATTCACAAGTATTTCTATTTTTAGTTCCTTTAAACAACATATGCTCTAAAAAATGAGAAATACCATTATTCTTTTTATCTTCATCTCGGGAACCTACTTTAACTAAAAATCCAACAGAAATTAAATCATTTTTTTTGGGAATATTAATATACGTCAATCCATTCTTTAAATTATATTTATTATATTTCATATAATTAATAAATATAATTAAAAATGACCACCTAATTCTGTAGTCTTTATTTTAGTTAACCCTTCTAAATTAATAATATTTAATGTATGATAATTATTTTCTATAATCATACTTTTATTATCTAAAGATTCTTCTTCTATTCTATTTACATTAATATTAAAATTAACTAGTTTAATTATTCTTTTATTTATTTTAGGATAATATTCTAATATATAATCTTTATTATAATTAAGTATTTCAATACCTAATATATAATTATGAATATTTTTATCTGAAGATTTATCTAATAAATTATCATTTTCATCAAATAATTTTACATTCCTTTTATCTTCACAAATAACTTTATTCACAAATTTAATTTCTTTTTTCTGTTTATATGAATAAACACCATCCATACTTTCTGGTATTATAATTTCTAATACTAAATTGTTTTTATCAAAACATTTGTATTTAACATTATTTTTATAAATTTCTAGATATTTAATAGGATTATTATATAATAATATAGCACTTCTTTCAACTGGGCTTCCAAAAAAGTAATCTAATATCGGCTCCATACTAAAAGTTAATGTTTTTGATAAATTGTTATCATAATCATAAAATAGTAATTTAGAGTATTGTCTCCTTTTTAACAAAAAATTTAATATATAATCTCTAATATTGTTATTGTATCCATATTCTTTAACTAAATCATCTAAATTTGTAAATATTTTAGAACTTAATAAAGATATAAATAATATTTCTTGACCGTTCTCTAATTCAATTCCCATATAATTATCTTCTAAATCAAATACATAATTTGATTCACTATTAAGCCAATTAATTTTACTAAAATCATATTTTTTATTCAAATCTAAGTTTTTTCCATTCAATTTAAATAAAAACTTATCATTTTGACACAAACCAATTTTTACTAAATTAAAGTTTATATCATATAATTTAATATAACAATTTCTATTTTTTAAATAAAATTTAATAGATTCATTTATAGAATCTAAATTTTTAAAAAAATTAAAAGTACTTACTTTTTCATTATTAATACTATAAAATTTAATAACTTTTTCTGAAACATTAAAATTTAAAGATTTGATATCTTTAATATAACCTATATTTTCAACCATATTATTACTGAAATTATTCCTTCTAATTATTATATTATTGGTATCATACGTTTCAAAATAACCCTCACTACCTAATTTATTATTTATTAAATTGATATTTAAACTAATATTTTTATTTAATGCCTCTCTAATACTCTGTCTTAAATTAAATTTATTCTCATACTTAAACTCGAAATTATTATTTTTATCTAAATTATCCCTCATTAATATTTTTACCTTTTTCTCATTCTTATTTATACTAATTTCTTTACTAAATTTATTTAATGTATTTATATTATTATTTAAAATATACCTATTACAATTAAAATATATCGTTTTTGTTATATCAAAATTATCATTCATAACTTGTACTATACAAGGACTCTCAAATCTAGAATTATTTTTATTATTTAAATTTTCATAATTATTATTCTCTAATAAATTTAATTCTCTCAAACTATCATAATTAGGCGCTAAAAGTATTGTGTATTTAACATTATTAAAACTATATTTTACTAATTCTCTATAATAAAAATTTATTATATCGTATTCTTCATCTTTGTCACATTTACAAAACTCGGGAACTATTAACGTAGTATCTCTTTCTATTATATGTAAATTAAATTCATCCCCATTATTTAAACCTTTCTTTAATAAAATCTCTCTTTTTGAATATTCATCAGTTAAATATAAATTAATAGTTTTATCACTTATATCTAACTCATCATAATCAAGTCTAATATAACTATTATTTTTTTTATATGCAATATATTTACCTCTATTTTTTAGTTCGCTATCTATTAATTTCATTATATTAATTAAATTTGTTATATTTTCATTTTCTTGATTATCTAATTCACATATTCTAATCAAATATTCTGTTTTATTAAAATTTAATTTATCTAAACTAAGTTGCTCAACATAAGAATTATTAAATTTTAATATTCTACCATTATATAAATAAATACTTCTTATTAATTTATCAGATTTATTAAATACTTTTATTATTTTAAAATTCTTTAATATATCATTAAAATTATTTCCTAATTTACTTCTAAGATAATTAATACCACCTCCACTATTAATAACATTCAAGTTACCAATTTGTTTAACTAATTTTAGTTTGCCGAATTCATATTCTTCTCTAATATATCTTACAAATTTATCGTTATTATCTAATACAATTTTATCCTTAAAATAATCATAACAATAATCTAAATTATTTAATCTATCATTCGATAATTTATAAATAAAAGGATACTCTTCTCTATTATATTTCTTATTCTCATCGTACTCATATGGATTTGTATTATTACTTATTATAGTGTTAAAATCTAATTTTTCAATTACAATACTTTTTATTTTAATATTATCTTTATCAATTAATTCCTCTAAATCCATATAACTGAATTTTGTCCCTAAACTTTTTGTACTATTATGTCTTATCTCTAAAAATTTATTTTGAAAATTATATCCTTCATACAATTTTATTACTGAATATTTAATATCAACTTTAATTGATTTAATAATCATACACAAATCATCTGGTAAATTGTATTTTCCATAAGTTAATGTAAATGATAAACCTTCAAAATTAACATCTTCAAAAAATGTAACCCCGAAATTATCTCGACTAACAATTAAATATTTTATATCATTTGTAAAACCATCTTTATCTGAACTACACTTACTGTAATTAATTATGTTATTACACTTTTTATGTGTAAAACCATTTTTAGCTTCTTTAGACTTAATATCATATCCTAATAATGTAGTTGTTCTCTTCAAAACTGGTTTATCATTATTAATTAAATATAAACTAATTATCCCTTCCTCTGGAATCGGTTTTTCATCAAAATAATGGTTTTTCCATAAAATAACTAAATTTCTAATATAATTATTATAAAAAATATCCCAATTAGTAAAATAAATACTTCTTACTTTAATTTCATCTTTATCTAAAAATTCAATAAATCCTGTCATATTTTTACCTTTCTCTAATTTTAAATTATTTATTTCACTTATTATTTCTAAATTATACTTTTTATAAAACTTATATTTAGTAACATCATTTAAATTAATTTTACTTTGTTCGATTTCTTTATCATAAAAATATAATTTAGCATAAATTTCTTTTTGAGAAATATATAAATTCTTTATTATATTTTTCCAAGTTCTAAATTTATTCTCTCTAACTAATTTACCCGTTCTTATATTTGATATAAATAATTTTACTCCTTCACAACAACTTAAATCTAAGTTCTTGAAATTATTAAAATCATCCCCTATATTTAATCTATATTTGTTAAATTTAAAAAAATCTTCATCTTCATTAACATTTCTAAACAAAGTTACTTTAAAGTTATGAGGTATTTTTAAAGAAGTTATAGGTAAATAATTAATATCGACACTACTATTAGGAGATTTAGGTATAGTACCCCACGCTTGATGAATACCAATTCCTAGTTCTCTTTTTACACCTTTGAAGTCTTTTAAACTATAAATTTCAACAGATTGGCCTCCATAAAATTGTGTAAATAATCCAGAGTAATAAATTTCGTCTATAACAAATAAACTTTCATCATTACTTTTTGTGTAAGGAAGTAATTGTTTATTTAAGCTACAGTTATTATTAGATAATCGAAAATATTTATTATTATCATTATATTCAAAAAATTGTTTATTTTTGAAATAATCTAATTCATTACCTTTATTTTTGTATTTATAAACGTAAAAATTATTTTTTGATATAGAAAAGATTCTGTAGCCTAGTTGTATAACTTCTAAAGCGCATTTGTTAATATTATCACTTTTTGTTAAATCTATATTTTCTAAAAATTTAAGTTTTTTTTTATCTAAAAGTATTTTCTCATAATCTGGATTATTAAATATAATACAACCATAATTTGATAAATTAAAATATGGATAATAACTATCTTTGTTTGAACTATATGTTTCATAATAAATATCATTCAAAAAACTACCTACTAAAATATAACTACCTTCTCGAGCAATTTCAGGCGTTCTTGCACCTAGTTTTTGTAAAATTAGTTTTGCATCATCTGATAACATACTTTCAATAAAAGTAATCTGATTATTATCGTTAACATTTCGTTTATTACCAACAGCATCACCTCTAACAGTTAATATAACAATATCCTTATAAAAAATATACTTTCTTAGAAAATCAACAAATTTCTTACTCTCTATTTCATAATTTCCTGTACTAAAACTTCTTTTATATCTAACTTCTAAATTATCTCTGTTTAATACTAAAATGTTTATACCATCACCACCTCCTAAAATTGGATATTTATCATCTATTTTTACATAACTCCTACCACTACAAGTATTACAATCACCTCCTGATATAATACTTATCTTTTTGAAAATATCATCTTCTAATATACAACTACCATCATCATCCGTTGCTTTAGGATTATAATTTAATGCCCAAATTCTATTACAACCTTTAACTTTAGGCTTACATATACATTCTGGACAATGATCTTTACACTTTTTTTGGTATTTACAAAAATCACAGGTTCCTTTTTGCTCACAACCAATACAGTCTTCTACACAACTAGCAGTTGCATACATATTATAATTAGATGCATTTTTATCCATACAACCTAATGTATTATATCTACAAACTAGTTCATCGTGGATGTTAGCTTTTTCATTATAATTAATAGCCTTTTTATTTTTACATCCAATATTTTGATTATAAAAATAATATAAAAGAGTTATTATTAATAATATAGTAAAAATAATATATCTTTTCATTTTATATATTAATATAATAAATTTTTTATTCAAAAATAACACTAATGGGTGATTTTTCTACTAATCTATAATGAAATGATTCACCTGAAAATGTACTAGGCCTTTTAATTCTAAAAATATCACCAGGTTTAGCGTTATAATATCTGGCAACTGCATCAGTTGATAACATTTTCGACTCAAACTTTGTCTCGATATTGTAATCTTTTAATTTTTGTTGTTTTTCTTCTTCTGTCAATAATTTAAATTTAGGCTGATATTTATGTTTAATAATATCAATCATTAATTCTTTTTCAAAAAAAACTTCGCTATTTTTCTTTTCTAAAAATTGTTTGAATGCTTTTTGACTAATATTATTACCAATAAAAATTCTATTTTGATTATTAGTAGAAGTGATAAAACTTTCAAATCCAATTATCTTATTTACTGTTGAAATTTTCCCATTAACTATCATAATATTATATACTGCATTCGAAGTTTCAGATTTTATCTTAAATATTTTTTCTTCTGTAATATCATTAATTATTTTTTTGATGTTTTTTTCTAAATTCTCTTCTTTTAATTCTCCTCTTTCTGTTAACATATTTATTAAATTTGTTAACACAATTTTTAAAATTTCATCATCATTCATTATATATAAATAATATACTTTATATTTAAATATTATTTAATCAATTTTTTTATTAAATAATCTATATCTAATTCATCGTCAATATCATTTTTTATTTGAATATCATACTCACTAAACTCATCTATCATAATCTCTGATTTATGATTTTTTATTTTATTTATTAATTCTTCGTTATTATTAGCTTCATTTTCTAATCTTATTCTATATCGTTTTGGTGCAATTATTTTTACTAAAATACCATTCATTTTTTTAATCCAATCGGCTTCATTTTTAAATCTAACATCACAAATAATAAATCGTTCAACACCTCTTTCATGAAATAACTTTATCCAAGTTTCAGTAACATTAATCCAAATATTTTCTCCGAAGACATTTCTCCCTTCTTCAGTACCAACTTTTTGTAACATTCTCCGTGTTTCATAATCTTTTTCTCCAAATACTTTATTATAATCACAGTTATGTTTGCAAATACTATCTACTTTAAAGTGATCAGCAAATGCAATAATTATTGAATTTTTTGTTGGTAAATGTTTTAATAATACATCTGCAATATAATTCTTACCAACACCTTGATGTCCCATTAAACCAATTATTTCCATTTTAATATTTATATTTAATTTATTTTTAAATTATTTTATTAATTATATATATGAAAAATATTTATATTTTATTCGGAATACTAATTTTATGCTTAATTTTAAATAAAAATAAAATAGAAAGTTTCTTTAATTTTCAAGAACATTGTGATTTAACTACTGATATATTAAATGATATAAATAGATTCTCAAATAGAGTGTGCAATGAAAATGATGATGATCATACAAATGATGTCACAAATAATAATAGAATTAATTGCAGACAATTAATGGATAAAAAATTATATTTAGAAAAAGACAGAACTTCATTTTGTGAAAATTCTGATAATGTACCTAAATTAAAAAAATTTAAAAAGACCAATAAAAAATTTACTGGTTATAAATTAATTAATTTTAATTCCAATAATTATGAAAATTATGATAAAAATATAATTTCTAATAAAAAAATATTGGATCATAAAATTAATTTAGATGAATTAGATAACAAAAATTAATTATATACTTTCTCAATTTCATTATTTTTTTTTATTTTAAGAATTCCTTCTTTACCAATACAAAATGTACCTTCATTTTCAAGCATTTTATGATAAGAAAATAACAAACTTTCTTGAGTTGTTATTTTTTTCTTATTATCCAAATTTTCAATATATTTATCGTATTTGTTACCATACTTTTTTTCCTTTTCATTTTTAAATGGATCAATAACATTCATAATTATATAATCACTAAAATATTTATTAATACTATTATCCTTTTCTAATATTAAATCAAAAAATCTTCTTTCTTTCTCACTTACATGCGGTTGTGCAAGTATTTTTCCATTTTTTAATTTAATAAAAATAGTTAACTGAAAATTTGTTTTTATTTTTAAGTAAATTGATGTAAAAAAATATTTATTAAATTCAGATTTACTAATGTATGTTCTAATATTATTTACTGTATTATAATTTTCATTTTTCTTTTTATAATATTTTTCAAGAATATCAAAATCATCTTCAAATATATCATCTAAATCAAAAGTTTTTTTTGATTTACAAAATTCTAATAAATATTTTTTTTTCATATCATATACAATAGGATAATTATATATTTCAAGTAATTCTTCATAAGAATATGATTTTATTATATCATAATTTTCTATATTTAATTGATTCAATTTATTCAATATTTCATTTCTATTTAACTCAATTGATTCTTTTAAAAAAATTTCTTCATCAATATGTTTTTTTATATTTTTTTCATTTTCTTCTCTCTTTCTTTCTTTTTTTCTTTCTTTTTTTAATCTATTTTTCTCTTTTTTACTCAATTTTACTTCTTTTAAAACAGTTTCTTCATTAACTTCATCTTTTAAAACAGTTTCTTCATTAATTTCATCCTTTAAAACAGTTTCTTCATTAACTTCATCTTTTAAAACAGTTTCTTCATTAACTTCATCTTTTAAAACAGTTTCTTCATTAACTTCATCTTTTAAAACAGTTTCTTCATTAACTTCATCTTTTAAAACTTTATATTTATTAGATATATCTTCATTATTTTCATCTATTGATATGTTATCATCATATTTTTTTTCATTTTTTTCATCAAAAGTTAGATCAGATATTGTTTTAGTTTCATCATCAAAATAATAATTAGATTCTTTATTTAAATTATTATAACATTGTTGATCATAATATTGCTGATTATAAAATTGATAATTATATTCTAGATTATAATCATTTTGATCATTACATTGATAATTAAAGTTTTGGTGATTAAAATTTTCAGGATATTCATTAAAACTATAATAATTGTAAATTGAATTATCGTAATTATTATTACAATAATTCATTCTAATGTAATCATTTTTTATACTATTTCTAATAACTTCATAAGATTTATTTGAATTCTTATCTTTTAAAATATAATTTGAAAATTTATAATTCAATGATAATTCTGATTCAATTAAGTTTCTACAATTTGGGCAATAAATAGGATTAATATTATTACACAATGTATTACATTTATCTAAGAATAATTTTAATTTTTTTCTATTAATGTATATATTATCTCTAATATACTGCACTTCAAATTCTATTAAATACATTTTTAATTTAGGTTATAAAATTTATTATAATTAATGTTTTTTTTTTTCAATTTATTCACTATCTTCAGAATCATCACTATCTTCAGATTCATCGGTTTCATCTGAGTAATCACTATCTTCTGATTCATCTTTGTTTTCTTTATTCAACTCATTCACATTTCTTTTTTTTGTTAATTTGTAACCTAATTTTAAAGAAGGTCCAATAACACCAATTACGGGTATTAATGCTATTAAAGAAAATGCTGCATTTAAAATATCTCCTCTAATTAGATTTAGAATAACATTACTTCCATCAAATATAATTCCATATATAGGAATTAAACCTAATATATCGAGAAAGAAAGATGTAACATCTAAAATTTTTGTAGAATTATTTGTTTTTACGTTCCAATCAAATATTTCATCCATTGAACCTCCTTTCATATTAATTTTTTTATTATTAAATTTATTAATTTTATTAAATGATTGTTTATTTTCAATACTTCTTTTAAGTAAGTTAAATATATCTTTTTTTGTTAAATTAACTTTAGTTGATTTATAAATATCATTTCTTAATATATTAATAAAATTATTTTTATTTAAAAAATCAGTATTAATAGAATAATTTATTAAATTCATAATATAGGATAATTTTTTTATATTTAACGATAACATATCAACATTTTTTAAATCTATATTATCTATTTTACTTATTCTCTTTTTAATATTATCTATATTTTTACTTTTAATTTCTTTTTTTAATTTATCCATATATAATTATTAATAAATTAATAATTATATATATATTATTATTTTAAAATTTAAATACTTGCTTATTACACTCAACACATTCTAATTGAAAATTAATTTGGTATTCAAAATTTTCATCTTGAATAAATAAGTTTGTTAAAAAATATTCATTATTCATTTGTTTATTACAACATATAGTTTTTGTATTTGTCTTAACAAATTCTTTTATTTCTTCTTTTAATGTTTCATTCACTGAACAATCTTTTATATATAGGATTTGTTTTGTTAAAGGACAAATATTATGTACACTAAGCCACTTTTCAAGTTCATTTTTATCAAAATTATGTCCATAAGGTGTTCTAATTGGTTCATTCATAATATCTTTACTTATTGGACATAAATACTCATTTATAATATCTATTTTAGAAATCAAATTTTTTAATTTTTTTATTATAAGGTTATATAATTTTTTTTTTTCATTTTCAAATTGTTCATCATTCATAATAAATTTACAAAGATTAATTTTCAAATAATTAAAAATATGATATTCAATATCATATTCTGGAACATTATTTGGATTTTCAAAATCCAAAATAAAGTCTATATCATCTATTTTTTTTTTAATTTTATAATTCTTAATTATTAAAAATTTTCTTATAAAAAGTTCCGAAATATATTCATGTAAATTATTGTAATCAAATATTTTTTTAAATATGTTGTTATATGGTATAGTTTCAATGTCTAGTAAATAATATTTTAAATTCTTTATATATTCATCATGTTTAACATCTCCACTAATATAACATTCACATATATTTTCAATCTGTCTTTCAAAATTTACCATTTTTAGATTATTATTAATAATAAATATTAATATTTATTTTTTTCAATTTTTTTATTATATTTATTAATATTTATTTAAATAATAATATCATTAATATAAGAATTTGGATACGTTATGAAAAATCTATTATAATAATTACTTAACAATATTTTTAATATACGACTTTCATATAAACAATTACTATTCTCACTAAAATTTCTATTAATAACATCAAAAATAATATTAATATTACTTAAATTTAATATTATTTCTATAACTTTCAAATTACAACATGATACAGCTATTGACAAACAGGATTCTTTTAGTTTATTCACGTAATTAACATTTGCACCAAATTCAATTAATTCATATATTATTTCGCTATTATTTTTTAAACATAAAGATAACGCTGTATTATTATTATTTTCATAATTTAAATCTGCATTACAATAAATTAATAATTTTATAATTTCATTTTGATTATTCTTACAGGCAACTAATAAAGGTGTATCATTATTTTTATTAATAATATTGATATCAATATTATTATTAATTAAATCTTTTACTATATCAATATTTCCACTCTCACAAGCTTCAAATAACAAAATATCGTTTTTACTTAAAATCATTATTTAATATTTTTTTTAAATTGGTTAGTTAAATATTACAATAATAATTTTTTTTTTTTTCAATTTTTATTTATTAAATAATATTTAAAATTAAATTGTATTTTTAATATATAAAAATTTATTAATTATCACTTTTATTTAAAAATATATTAATTTAAAAAACTTAAAACATATGACTTATATTCTTTAATTTTTAATAATAATCTAAATCTTAAAAGAACTAGGTTGTTCATTATAAATATCTGTTTCAACCTTAATTCTTGGTAAAATATTAATTGATTTCAATTCTTGAACTAATAATTTAAATGCATAAGACATTTCTACTTTATGTGTTGTGTAAGATTCATCTCTACTACTACACATTTGAC